TTAATTTATAAAATAAGGTTTTGCAATTTTATAAATCTTTTTAATACAATCAATTAATTTAGTATTAATATTAATCATATTTAATTCAGTAATTGTAAAAAATTTTAATTCAGTTATTTCCATAATATTGCTATTACTTTTAAAATCTAGACATAATTGATACTTATTATCTAATAAGACTGCAATATAATAAACATATTTGTAAGTAATATTATCATCTGTAAATATATAAGTTATTGGATTTACATCATATAATATTTTATATTTATTTTTTTTAATATTTGTTTCTTCTGTAAATTCTCTAATTGCTGCATTAATATTACTTTCATTTTTATTAGTTGCACCTTTTGGAATTTCCCAAATTTTTTTAGAAGCTTTTGATTTTTTCATAATATTTAATAGTTTTTTTCCATTATCATTTAAAAAATTTTTTTCAAATTTTGATTTACACTTTTCATATTTACTTACTTCTTTTGAAATAAATTTATTTTGATAAGGAATTGATAATGTTGATTTATACCACATAATATTAAAATTCAAAGACATAATACAAAACTTTTCATCGACTGTCATACTATTAAACATTCTTAATAATTCATTTTCATTATTTTTATTATATACACCTTTAACAAATGCAATAAATGCATATGTTAATCTTTTTTTAATCATTAAAATTTCATATTGGTTATGATTATTTAATAATTTATTTTTTTTTACTAAAGCAATTCCATAAGATGTAATCATCATATATTTTTCTATTTGATATTTAATATATGTATAATTATTCATTTAATTAAGAAAAAAATAAAAACATATTATAATAATAATACTATTATTAAGTATCTATGTTCTTTATATAAATATCTTGTAATTCCATATATTTAGTAATTTCATCTTCTAAATTCCAATCTTTATCATCATCAAATTCTATAATATCATCACATGTAACATTAGGTGACTTTTTTTTAAAAGTACTTGCAGGGCAAGGAAATGATAATGGAATATTAATTGGAATATCATATTTATAAATATAAAATAGGACTACTAATATACAAATTCCAATTAAGATTAACCATTTTTTATTATAAATAAATTTTGTTGTCTTTTCATAATATGAAACTTCTATAGATTCATCTTCGACAGATTTTTGATCCGAAGAACCAATGTTATTTGTATTTACTAATAAATTAAAATTATCCATTTATTAATAATTATATATAATTAAAAAATTTTAAACTTTCAAATCTAATTTATATATTTAAGTAATATTTTTATTTAAATAGTTATTTAGTATTATTATAGAATTTAATTTTACTCAATAAAGATTTTTCATTTTTTCCGCTTTTCAATATATTATATTTACCTTTCATTGAATCTATATAATCAGAATGTAATATATTTTTGTTTTTAAATGCTTCACATTGATAAAAATAAATAAAGAAAAATAAAATTAATAATGTACAAATATTTAAAGTTAATAAAATATTAAATAACATGAGTAAAAATAAGTATTGTATATTACCATAATTAAATTTTTTTATTTATCGTATTATTTTTTTTAATCTCCTCGTAATGCTAAAAATAAACTTCCATTTTCTTTTTCATTTTCAAATACTGGTAGATTAGTATCAGTACGTTCTGCTAAAGATGAATTATCATTATTACGTTCAGAACGTTTAGTTAGATATCTAATTTCATTACCATAATTTGAAAAATTTTCTTTGACATTATTTGAAAAATTGGATTGTTCTTCTACTAATTCATCTATTTTATTATGAATGTCTTTAAATTTACATTTTAATTTATAGTGTAGATTAACTAAATAAATCATTAAGAAAATATGTAGTAATATTAAAGCCATTACTACATATAAAATACCATAACTTAAATTACTAGGTTTCCATTCGAGTTTAGAAGCAATTTCTGTAATATCTTCTTTAGAAAACTTCTCAGACATATTTAAAATTATTATTATAAATTACTTATAAAATTGTTTATAATTAGTATATTATTATTTAGAAAAAAATAAATTTATTTTACTAAATAAGTTTTTTTAAGAAATTTTTAAATTAATTGCGTCCAGCTAAAGCACGTTCTAATTCTTTTTCACCACGTCCATTTTCGAAACCTTCGCGGGAACTGCCAACAGCACTAGTTGCAGATTGTCGAGCTACTTCTACATCATAATCTTGGAAAAATACAGGAACATCACGACTACCAGTTAATTGAGAAGTGGTTACTGGTTTAGTCCATTTGTCAACTTTTTGACGTAATGAATCTTCTTCTTGAGCAGGTAAGGCGGCAATTACATCACCACGTTGTCCAATACCATAATCTGGCATGTTTTGAAAACGCGAAACTCCATAGACTGCTACAAGTCCAATTACAACTAATAATGAAACTATCATAACTACTATGATTAAGATACTTACTATCATTTTGCTATTAGCTTCGTCAGCACCAAAAATATTACTCATTTTTTATAATCTTAAATTCAAGTATATAACTTTTCTATAATTTTATTGATATATAATATAAAATATTTTTTTTAAAAAAAAAGAAATTAATTAATTATATTTTAATTATATTTTAATTAAGTCATCATCATTTTATTTTTTTTCTGACTAATGTCCATAATAGACTTATTTTGAAAGGTAGAGATTTTTATGATTCCTGTTATAACTAACAATGAAAATATAAGAACTGCTATTATTATTATACTTACTATCAATTTATTCTTAAAGTCTACTGCACCACCAAAAATATTACTCATTTTTTATAATTATAAATTCAAGTATATAACTTTTCTATAATTTTATTGATATATAATATAAAATATTAAAAAAAAAATAAATCAATTAATTAATTTTTAATTTTTAATTTACAAACCTTTGTTTGCTTTTTCTAATTCATCTAAACTTATAGCACTATTTTCAAAGTTTTCACGTTCAATCATAACTGAACCATTTTTTAAACTTGCATCAATTCCATAATATTCAGAAAAATTAGGTGGTTCAGGAGTACTGGTTAATTGAGATACTTGATCATTTATTTGTGTAGCACCATATTGTCTTTCTTCTAATGATGATGGAAATGAACCGGTATCATCTCTGCGTTGTGAAAATCGAATACCAGTTCCAAATGGATCATATGGTTTATTTTCAAAAGCACTTGCTACAATTGTAGTAATAACTGCCCATAAAATAATAATAGTTACGAAAGCAAATAACATACCTGCTGTAATATTAATAGTAAAAAGAGTTTTTTTGTACCAAGTAGTCGTTTGTACTGGTGCAATTGGCATCTTATCACCTAGTATTACTTCAATTTCCTTGTCAGCCATTATATTTTTATTTAATTAAAATAGATATCTCAATATTAAGAAATAGTATATTATATAAGAATAAATAAAAAAAAAATAATAAATTAATTATTTTATTTAATTTTTAATTTTTTCTAAAATTTTATTAATTTCTTGTGTTAATTCAGTAGAATTAATATGTGGATTCTTACATTTATCAGGATGAATAATTAATAATAATTTATAAATATCCTTTTTAATTTTTGACCTAGTATTTTCAGTAATAATAACTTTTGTAAGTCTTTTTACTTCCTTCATTATTTCATTTTTTTCATTTATTATTATTTTAGTATAATGAGTTAAACATAAATCTAAATTATTATAATTTTTACTAATTTTTTTTTTACAATTATTAATAGAACAGTATGTAATCGGTATTTTAGTTTCTTTTGATTCTTCTTTAACAGATTCTTCTTTAGCATATTCTTCGGGTTCTTCTTTAGTAGATTCTCCAAGTTCTTCTTTAAATATTTTTTTATTTAAAATATTAAAATGTTTTTTACAATAATAAGAATTATTTAATATATATTCTTCTTTTGCTTTTGTAATACATTCTTTATTTGTTTTAGTAATATATTCACATTGTTTTTTCTGTTCTTTTTTAGATAATCTTTCAAAATGTTTTTTACAATAATATTTATCATTTAAATTATAAATAGCTTTAGACTTAATTGTGCATTGAATATTATGCTTATTGATATATTCACAGAGACTCATTGTAATTTTGTATAATATTAATTTAATTAAATTCAATTTTAAATTTTTAATTAATTAATTAATATAATAAAAATTAAATATTATTTATTTTTATGAGTGAAAACCCAGTTAAGCGTTCAGTAGGGAGGCCAAGACTACTCCAAAAGATTGATCCGCTTCCAAAATTGGGTATTGTTGAAGAACCACAAAGCAATGATAATTTAATTGAATTATCATATGATAATGTTAATATTTTTAAAAAACTTTTTAGTTTACTTAAATTAATGAATGTAAAAGAAATAAATATTCAATTTCATACAAATTATACAAAAATTTATGGAATTGATCATTTAGAAAAAAATTTAATTAATATTAAAATTGAAGCAACTAAATTAAATCATTATTATTGTGAACATCCTATTAATATTACATTAGATCCAAAAAATTTAGATAAGATTACTCAAAAAATTGATAAAAACTATGACTTATTTTCGATTATACTAAAAAAAAATTCATACCGAAATCATTTAATAATTATTCTTAATAATAAAATGTTATCAATTGATGAATCTCATATTATTAATCTAATTGAAAATGATAGCGAACTTAATCAATTATATGATAGAACTGTTGATTATAACTTATATCCTTTAAAATTTGAATTACCCGGAAAATACTTTAAAAAATTAATTAATGACATATCTACATTTAGTGATTTATTTACAATTGAAAAAGTTAATAATAATCCATTAAGATTTATTTATAAGAATATTAATAATACTATTAAAGGATATAATATATGTAAAGACCATTCTAAATTAAAATTAGAATCTACTCTAACTCCAGATGATATCTTTTCTGTTTCTATTAGAATTGATTATATCAAAGCATTAAGTAATTCTTTATTAAGTGATAATATAAAAATTTATGCTGATAAAGAAAATGATATTATTTTTAATTTATTAATCGATAATGGTGTTTTTGAAATTATTATTTATACAGCAATTAATAAATATATTTAAAATTGAATATATACTAATGGATTAATATAATAACAACAATGCAACCTCCGTTTATTCTAATTGAAAATTATTTTAGCATTTGTAATATTTTAACACATATTGAAAAAAATTATAAACTTGAATTAACATCTAATAAAAATTTAAATAATTTAATGATTATTAATTATGATTATAAAATGAATGATTATTTTAGACAAATTGCACAAAATTATAATGGGAATATTATACAATATTTTCCCGATAATAAAACATCAAAATACTTAATTATATTATATGATATCAATATTTTAGAATATTTAAATTTATTTTATTCTAATATTAATATTAATTACCACATTAATAATAAATTATATCAAGATTTTATTAATTTATATAATAATCAATCATTGTATTTAGAAAAAAACTATAGTGAAGAAAAATATTTAATATAAATATTTATTCAAATGAAATTTTTACATTGTTATTACTATTTTCTTTAGCAATATTAGCTAGTTTATCAGCCATAATATTACCCTTTTGATAAATAGTATATTTACTATCTTTATTTTTTTTAGTATCTGCATGACCCCTTACAAATTGAAAATGAATAATAATTTTATTATCAAATAATGCATTTAATAAAATATTAATATAATAGATAATATCAATATTTTTTTTTTCTAAAATTTTATTTTGTTTAATCCAACCATTACTCCATTTAGTAATTACATTAATCCAAAATTCACTATCTGTAATAATTTGATAGAATGTATATCCTGCAGTGTCAACTGGGATTTTATATTCTACAAATTGTAATTTTGGATTTTCAAATTGAAATGTATTAAAATGATTTACTAAAGTTTCTCTAGTAATATTATCAATAATAACAAATTTTAAATACATTAAAGCATAAACAATTGCCAATCCTTCAGCACGAATATTTGTAGGATCGTAATTAATAAATGTCATAGTTTGAACCATTGAATCATTTTTATGAATTTTACAATATTCACCCATACTATTTTTATCATTTGTATAAATTCCAAAATAATTGCAATTATCAAATTTACATTTATCATTAATTCTATTTTTAAATAATGAGTGATAATGAAGATTAAAATTGTTAATATTATAAATTATGTGATCTTTGTCAATTTTTTTAATAATTTTAGTTTCATTCAATGAATATAAATTACTTAATTTATTCTTACATTGAATATAAATTCCAAATGATGAACGTTTTTTAACTCTTTCATGTGCTCCATCAGTAAAAATTAATAATTCATACTGGGTATCATTGTTAACTGTTTTTTCTTTTTTATTAAAAGATTCATTTAATAAATCGTCAATAGCATCAATTGATAAACTCATTATGATTGTTTAATTATTAATCTAAATAATATTTAATTCAATTTTAAATTTGAGAATTAATTATACTGGGGGTGTATCCATTTGATAATATACATTCTTGATTTCTATAATTTCTATATTCTTGAATTTTATCTAATATATTAATTTCTACTTTACGCTCTTGTTTTTTTTGATTTTTATTAAATTTAATATACAGATCACTTAGCATTTTTTCTATTTCTGGTTTTAATAAATCTTTATTATGTATGTCTTCAATTAAATTTATTTTTAAAAAATTAATAAATTTATCAAATATTATATTTTTTTCACTTTTTATATTTTTATGTTTTTCAATATGTTTATTATTAATATTATTTAATAAATTTAATATTTCTTCTATTAATTGTTTATAATTAATAGAATTCCATACTAATTCATTAGTATCTTTATTAATTTCTAAAATTAAATATTCATATATTAAATTATCTATTTTAGGAAACATTAATAATATTTTCAAATTATGATTTTCATATTTTGAAATATTAAAATGTAATGTATCTAAAATAAATATAACTGCTTCTTTAAATAATTGTAATGTTTTATTATAATTTATAATATTTTTATTATTTATTATATCATCAAAAATTCCATATACCAGTTCAATAGATTGATTAGCAACTAATTCAACATTAGAATTTGAAAATGTATTTGTATTTAATGTTAAATTTATTATATTTTGTATATTTATATTATCCCCTATATGAATTGAATCTGCATTAAAAGTATTATTTTCAATATTGAATTTATGTTTTTTAGTTTTTTCATGTCTTGTTTGATCATATAAACATTTAAATTTAATATTACAACATTTACATTCTAATATTTGTTTAGATATATTACATGGTGTTTTTCTATTATTATGAATATTCAATTTAGATGGAGTTGGGAATGATTTATTGCATTTATTACATATATACATATTTTAAATTTTACGTAAATAAAAGTTATGTTCTCGTAAAAAAGGGATTATTAATTATATAATATTTTTTTAATTTATAATTAATTAAAACTCTTTAAAATAGTTATTTTTCCTTTTGCAAAAAAAATAAATGTAATGAATACTAATTACTTATTCTTCATCACAAGAATTATTATATTCATTAAAACGTTCATTACATACTTCTGATAATTTATCAAGTAAGTTATCTAATGTGTAGCCAAATTGCAATTCTAAATCATTACCAGTAAATTTAATTTTTTCAACTTCTTTCTTAAGTTGATTTTTATTTTTTAATGTTTTATTAGCAGTAATTTTAGCCTTTTCTAATTTATATTCTTCTTTAATAGTTGCTTTAAATTGTTTAAATAACTGAATTGGATTAGCATTAAAATCTCTTTTAATAATATTGTATTCAGAATATTTACTAGCAATTTTAGATTCATTATATTTTTGAATTCCACGAATAAATTTAAATCTATTAGTTAATTCCTTATGTTGTAATAAAATAAACTCATGGCGATCATGTTCTTCATTTGGTTTAGGAACTGATCTATCAGCAGTATCTTTAAATGCATCTTTAATATCATCCATTGTATCCTTAAGATCATCATTTTGATTTTTAATATCTTCCATTGTATCCTTAAGATCATCATTTTGTTCTTTAGTATCTTTAGCATAATTTAATAGTTCATCAATTTGAGCTTTCATTTCATCTATTTTTTCATCTTTTCCAGATAATAAAACTTTTTGATACATAATTTGATATTCTTGATAATAATAATAACATTCTTCAAGAACTAAATAATAATTAGAGTATTTATTCTCTTTAATAGAACGCATTAAACACCGTTTAAACAATTTTGGTGTTAATTTATATTCTTTTTTATTACCATTAGCACCACCTCGTCCAGTTCTTTTGACTGCGGAACCTTCCGCAGTCAAACATTCAAAATCAATATTTTCTTGAGCATTGAATTTTTCTAAGCAATCTTTAATATCATTACTTCTTTTAGTATTAATAATACCATATTCAATTAACTTTTGATGTTCAATGCAAATTTCATCTTTTTTAGGAATTAATTCTAAGAAATAATCCATAAATGAAATGTCTAATTCAGGATAAAATTGAGATTGAATTTCTTTAAAATATTCATTTAATTTAACATTTCTTAATTTATCACTTAAATAGATGTTAAATTCTTGAATATTAGCAAATTGACTCATTGTGATGTTTATTATGTTATATACTTATTCTTAAAATACTTATTCAATTTTATTTTTAAGATTTAGTAAGTATATTACTAAAGAAGCATTGAAACGAGACTCAAATATGAATATTAATTTAATTGTATGTGCTGATAAGAATTTTGGTATTGGTAAAAATAATACATTACCATGGAATTATTCTAAGGATTTAGAATTTTTTAAAAATTCAACAATTTCTAACAATTCTAAAAAAATTAATATTGTTATTATGGGGAATAATACATATAAATCTATTCCGGAAAAACGCAGACCATTAAAGCATAGATTAAATATTGTATTAACTAAAAATAAAGAATTATATAATTATAATAAAGATTTAAATATTTTAGATACTAAACTAGTATATTTTAATGATCTTATTTCTATTTTATATTATTTAGATAACAATAAAAAATATATCAATGATGTATGGGTATGTGGTGGATCATATATTTATACTCAATTTTTAGAATTACATATTGTAAATAATATTTATTTAACTTCTATCATTAATTCAAATTTTAATTGTGATACATTTTTTCCAAGTAAATATTTAAAATATTTTGAACCAATTGATAGAACAATAGAATCTGATTATAATAAGAATTCACATTCTATTATTAAAGATAAATTACAGTTTACTTCATATTCTTATAAAAATAAAGATGAATTAAAATATTTAACTACTATTTGTAAAATTTTAAATAAAGGAATTTCTAAAATGGATAGAACAAAAGTTGGTACTATATCAACATTTGGAAAAAGTTTTACATATAATATTAGAAATTATAGATTACCATTATTTACACATCGTAAAATGTTTTATCGTGGTATTATCGAAGAATTATTATTCTTTATTTCTGGCAAAACAGATACTAAACTTTTAGAATCAAAAAATGTTAATATTTGGAAAGGTAATACATCTAGAGAATTTTTAGATTCTAGAAATTTAAATCATCTTAATGAAGGAGATATGGGTGCAGGATATTCATTTCAATTAAGACATTTTGGTGCAGATTATATTAATGCAGAAACAGATTATAGTAATCAAGGATTTGATCAACTTAAATATGTAATTGATTTAATTAAAAGGGATCCACACTCTAGACGAATTTTATTTAGTTATTGGAATCCAACTGATTTAGATAAAGTTGCATTACCTAGTTGTTTTTTAAAGGATTCTTTAGTATTAACTAAAAATGGATATATTCCAATTCAAAAGTTAAATCTAGATAATGATAAAGTATATACTCATGAAGGAGAATGGCAAAAAATTAAAAGTGTTTATTCATATAAATATCGTGGATTAATTTATTATATTTCTTGTCAATATAATACCAAATATATTAAAACAACTCCAGAACACCCATTTTATGTAATTGAAAAACAAAATATTGGTTTATTACCATATTGGTGTAAAGCAGAAGATTTGCATAAAGATCATTTATTTTGTTTACCAATTAATAAAACAGAAAAATTAATTAAATTAAATTATGATGATGAATTTAGTAATTATTTATTATCTACCCATAATAGAGAAATTACTTATGAAGATTGTTACTTCTTTGGATATTTTTTAAAAACCGGAACTTATGATAGTAATAATAATTATTATATTTCAATTTCTGATTCTGATTTAATTAATCTACATAATCATTTTGATTACTTTGAAACAATTAGTGAACATAAGAATTTAAATAATAATACATATACAAAATTTAAAATTACAGATTACAAATATTATAATTATTTACATAAATTTGGAAATAAGAAATTTAATAAATTTATTCCAGAATGGGTTGTAAATCTCCCACCTAAATATTTAACATACTTTTTAAAAGGGTTTAATTATAAAAATCAAAATAGATTTATTGTTTATTCTAAGCAATTAGCATATACTCTACAAAGAATTTTTGCTAAAATGCATTTATACTTATCAATTACATTTCTTTCAAAAAACAGAAATTCATTTAGTTTAAAAATTATTAAAAATTCTAAATTTATTGATAATGATTTTCAATATTTTCCGATCAAATCAATAATGAGTAAAACAAAACAAACAGATGTCTATAATCTAGAAGTTGAAAATGATAATTCATATATTGTTCAAAATGTTGCTGTGCATAATTGTCATATTTTATATCAATTTTATATTAATAAAGATACAAATGAATTATCATGTAGTTTTTATCAAAGAAGTTCTGATTTTGTATTAGCTGCTAATTTTAATATTGTTAGTGCAGCTGTTTTAACATTTATGCTATGTCATATTACTGGATATAAACCCGGTAAAATTATTCATACAATTGGTGATGTACATATTTACCAAAATCATATTGAAGAAACAAAAAAAATGCTAAATAATTTTCCATATAATTTTCCAATTTTTCATATTAATGATCCAGATAATAAAATTAAAAATATTGAAGATTTTAAATATGATGATTTTAAAATTTTATTATACAAGAGTTATGATAAATATAATTTTAAAATGGCAGTATAATAATAACATAAGAAAAAAATGATTAAAAAAAAGTGTATTTAAGGATATATTATGATATGAATATTTATTTATCATATATTTTCTTTTAGGTATTATTTTTTTTTTTATTTGCAAATTATGCAGATATATATTATCATTATAATCATTCAATAGTTGATTTCGTGTAATTAATAATAAATTATTAATTTGAATAGAATTATTTGAGCGGTAAATAACTTTATGATAAGTAAACATAGATATTTTAACTAATAATATAACGTTTTGATTCTAATATACTATTAGTTAAATTATTTTTTTTATAAAAAATAATAAATTATCAACATTTAACTGGGTTTCTAAATAAATCTTCTCGACAGTTAGGACAGTTTATTTTAGTATTAAACCACTCAAATAAACAAGTTCTATGGTAATGATGATTACATTTTTTAATAATAGAAATATTTGGATCTTTGTTATTTGATAACTCTTCTAAACAAATACTACAAACTCCAATCGACTCATTAATAAATGTTTTGATATAATTTGGGATTTTATTATTATGAATATATTTGATGTAAGTATTAATATGGAATTGTTTATAATATAATGGTAAAATAGTTCCTAATTTATTTAATGTAAAAGGAAAAGAACGTATTTTAGTATTATAACATTTTAAGATAGATAATTTAGTATATGTTTCAGGAATATTATTGATAGGAGTACAACTAATATTTAAATAATTTAAGTTATAATAATATTCAGATATTTGTTTAATATTATTACATGCAATATCTAAATATTTTAAATTATTTAATCTATAAGATATATACTTAATATTATTTTTTTGACATTTTAATGAAACTAAAGATGAATATTTATTAGGTATCATATAAATATTATTATTATTACAATTTAAATATTTTATTTTACTAAAATTAGGACATAAAATTGTAATATTGCAATTAGAACAATTTAAATGTTCTAATCTATTTAAGGTATTAGGTAATTTATGTATTTTAGTATTACTACAATTTAACTCTTCTAATTTTTGATAACAGCGAGGTAAAATATATATATTATTAAATGAACAATTTAATATTTTAAGATTATTTAACAATGGCAAAATGGTAATATTTGTTTTAGAACAAAATAAATATAGTAAGTGTTTAAATGATGAAGGAATACTTGTAATAGGAGTATTATTGCAATTTAAATATACTAAATTAGTAAGATTGGATGGCAATCTTTTAATTTTAGTATTAGAACAATTTAAATATTTTATATGTTTTAAATTATAAGGTAGTTTTGTAATCTTTTTACATGAATTACAATTTAAATTTTTTAAATCTTCTTTATATTCACCAGTACAAATAATACACATATTTTATTCTAATTTAGTAATTTAATTTTTAAATTACATTTGTAATATTTTATTTTTTAGTTCTCCATAATACACCTCTAAACTTTTCCATTAATTCATCAGTTATTTTAGTATGTGTAAACATAGTATATGGTTTTCCTTTTAATCTAGACCATATATAAAATAAACTATAACTTCCGCAATTTGCAGTATCATATCTTTGATGTTCGATCTCAGTAACTTGTATAAACTTTGCAGGGAAACCTTGTTTTGATAATTCATCAGCCATATTTTGAAAAAATTCATAAAATTCTGTTCTTTCTTTTACATGATTTCCTTTTGTTAAAGGTAATCCAGATGAATTAAAATATTCTATTTGAATTGGATTTGTTGTAAAATCAATAAATATACTAAACCAATGCAATCCACCATTTGTAGATAAATCAGTATTACATACCATTCCAAAATATTTTAAATCACCATTATACGTTAATTTAGACTTTGAACTTCCCGTTATTTTAGATGATAATTCGATTGGAAAATCAATATCTTTAATATTATATAATTTATCATTATGTAAAATGATATCTGAGTTATTTGGTTTAAAGTTTTCTAAATCTATCATATGAATTGTAGAATAATAATAACCAGGATAATTACTTTGAAATTGAAATTGAATATTATCAATTTCGGTATTATTTAACCAATAGTTTTTATCTAAACTGTGAGTTGGTATTTTAAAATTTTTTAAAACTTGTTTATCAATAGCCAGTTTTAAATTTTCATCGTCTGTTTTATTTTTTATTGTATGTAAAATACATAATTCTTGGTCTGGTAGAGATAAATTAGGGTCACAATTTAATGCTTGTGATATTTTAGGAATTATAATATTTTTAGAGTCTGATAATACAACTTCAGATAATGATTGAATAACATTATTTGGTAAACAATTATTTTTATCTGCATTTAAAGCACAAATTGATTTATTATTATTCATTTTATATTAATATTATTATTTATATTATATTAATATAAGTATAATTTTTTATTATTAGACTGTAAAATAATAATAATTACTAAGAAAAAATGACATCTGACATTATACATTTAGATAAAAATATTACTAATTTTCCATCCGAATTAAATAAATTATTAGATAATTTATATAAGGATAATAATGAAATAATTAAAAAAACATTATTTGATTATCAAAGATATATATTTAATTATTTAGTATTTACTGATGCTCGTGGTATTTTATTATATCATTCAGTCGGTAGTGGAAAAACATTAACTTCTATATCAATTGCTGAAGAATTTAGAAAATTAGGCCAAGATATAATTATTTTATCTTCTAAATCTTTACAAAATAATTATAAAAAAGAAATTAAAACATATTTAGATTTATCTAATGGCGATAATACAATTAATGATACTGAACAAATTATTAATCAATATAAATTTGTAACTAGTAATGCAAAAAATATGATCCAGTCATTAGATGATAAATTAACATCATTTATGACTAAATATAAATCGAAAGATGATGAATCAACAATAAATCTAGAAAACAAAGTTATTATTATAGATGAAGCACATAATCTATTTAATTCAATAGTAAATGGTTCAAAAATAGCTAATGAATTTTATGATATTATTATGAATACTCAAAAAATTAAATTAATATTTTTAACAGGTACTCCTATTATTAATAACCCATTTGAAATTGCTGTCGCATTTAATATGCTTTATGGTAAAATTAACGTTAAATCACTAAATAGTAAAAAAAATTATCATACTATTTTACCCGAATATTATTCAGATTTTCAAAAATATTTTATTGATATTAGTTCAAATAGTTTAAAGAATGAAGATAAATTTAAAAATCGTATATATGGATTAGTATCTTATTATGGAGATATGTATAATAATGTAGTTAAAACAATAAAAGATGATATTAAAGTATTGAAAGCAAAAGAAAATTATCCTGATAGATTACCAATTAAAATAGAAACTATAGAAATGTCATTAATTCAAAATATTGAATATATGAAAGCTCGAGACATTGAAAAAAAAGAAACATCGAAATTTTATGGACAAAATGATATTATTGGTTCAAGTATTGTAAAAGAAAAAAATGCAGTATCTACAAGTTATAGAATTAAATCACGACAGTTATCAAATATTTATATTCCAGATGTTCAAGAATTAACTTTGTATAATTTTAATAAATATAGTCCTAAACTTGTATCTATGTATAATAATATTAAAACAAATCATAAAAACCAAATTTCTTTAGTATATAGTACATTTTTAGATTCTGGATTATTATCATTTGTTAAATATTTAGAATTAAATAACTATATATCTTATTCTGATAATTCAGATTCAGAAAAATTACATTATGCTATTTTTTCAGGTCAACAAACTTCAGAAGAAAAAGAAAATATTATTAAAATATGTAATTCTGAAGAAAATAAACATGGAGAATTAATATCAATTTTATTAATTTCTAAATCAGGTGCTGAAGGTCTTGATCTTAAAAATGTTAGATCTGTTCATATTATGGAACCTTATTGGAATTATAGTTTAATTGAACAAATTATTGCCAGAGCTGTAAGATATAAATCACATGAACTTTTACCAAAGGAAGAACAGAATGTTCAAACATATATTTATTTATCCGATTATAATTCTGATTTTTTAAAAAAAGAAAAAGATAAAATTAAAGAAAATATGCAATCTACTAAAAAAATAGGTAAAATAGAATTAACAACAGATATAAATATATTTAAAAATGCAATTAAAAATCAAGAATTAATTCAACAATTTTTAAAAACAATTGCATCAACTTCTATTGAATGTAATTTTTTAAATAAAAAATTATCAAATGGTAAAGGTATTAATTATGATTGTTTTAATTGTTTGGCAAATAATAAACAATTATATTATCCAGATATACATAAAGATATTGAATTATCTAATGCATGTTTAAAAACTAATAAAGTTATAGCTGAGGAAATTATTATTAATGGTGAAAAATTTTATTATACTATAGATTCTGAGTCTAATACAATAAAAATATTTAAATTTAATAATATATTAAATGCTTATCAATTAATTAATGATACTAATACAAGTCAAAAAATAAAAAATTATTTAGATTCAAAAAAATAATGTATAAATTATTGCATAATAAAACAAATAGTAATTATTTTATAATTAATATGAAATTAAAATTTCCCGAATCTAGCGATAATCAAATTATTCATGTAAATTTTAAAAATAATGACAATTCAACTAATAATGATGTAGTATTTAATTATAATAATCTAACTAATAAATCAATATTGAAATTAAAAAATAAATATATTAATGTAATTAGAAAATGGATTCAAAATATATTAGATCAGTATTCTTTATTGTATGATTCAGTATTATATATAACTAATTTAAATTATGATACTATTAGAATTTTTATTTATTTTAACCCACTTAGTTATTCTAATATGGATAATAATTATGCTATTTATTTAACTGATATGATTAAGTATGATTCTTTATGTAAATTAAAGATTCTTGAATTTATTAAATTATTTCAAATAGACAAATTAAATTTATTAATTGATTTAGAATTTGATATTATTAAACCACATATGGATACTGATAGTAGTTCATGTAGTTCAGATGAATCAGATAATACTAATAATTATACATTTAATATTATAGATTATGATTATTTTGATAAATCACATATATCTGATGTGCAACTTAGTAAACAACAAGAACATTTATTTTTACACCATCGATATAATATTATAAAAATAGTTGGAATATCTGGTATTAATAAATCAACATTTTTAAATGAAATTAAGAAAATATCAATAATTGAAAAAGGCAATATATACCCACATAATTATCATAAAAATTATGACACCGAATTACATGTAAAAATTAAAGAAAATAATAAACATATGTGGATATCATATGAAAAAAATACACAACTGCCAAATATTCTCCAATTACTTAATTTATAATTCCCAATAAAAATAAAAATATTTAATATTACTCATTTTTTTTCTTTCTTCTAATTCTCTATTAATTAATTCATTTTTTATTAAATTACATAATTTATTTTTTCTAAGTTTAACATTATCTAAACTAATATTTAATTTTTTACAAAGTTGAATTAATTCTATTTTATCTTTATTAAAACAATTTAATCCCGTTTCAACATTTCTTAAATCTTTTTTTTTATTATTTTCATTTGATAATGGTTTTCGTAATTTAAAAACTATATCAAATCCTAATTTTGTTTTTTCTAAATATCCAATAATAATTTTATTTTCGCTAAAATTAACATTTAATTTATTATAATCTAATTTATTAAACCAATAATTCATTGGATGATAAAATTTAATTTTTTCATCGTACACATGCCCAATAGGTAATAGATAATCAAATATTTTTAAATTTTCATTAGTATTTGTTGATTTTAATTTTCTTTTTGTTAAATAATCAGTTACTTCGGTTACTGCTTGATTATAAAAGTTAAAATAAAATTGTGTATCTTCATAACTACTTGATTGTGATTCTGATGATAGTTGTATTAATAAATTGTTATAATTATAATTATCCGATTCGTCATTAGATATTGTAAAATTCATTAACTTAGTCGATAAGATATATTTGCCATAAATTTCTTGTAAATCCTGATCCATTTTATTAGCAAATATAATAATATTAAATTTATTATAAAAATATAAAAGTTTTAAATAAAAATCATGATGAATATGTATTTGATAATTTTCATTCGTATATAAATTAAAAAAGTATTCTATTATCTCTTCTATTAATTGTAAATGAAATTTATAATCATACTCATAAATAATATTAACTAATTTATTTATATTTTTCTCTTGATATTTTTTAATAAATTGTTCTTTTATAAAATCATAATTATTTAAATTAACATCTTCTTCTATTAATTTATTTATATTAATTTTTTTTTCAGGGATATATTCAAATGTATTATATAAAATATCATATTCCACATTATCATAAATATTATTATCATTTTTAATACGATTATTTAATGGAATCAATACATAAAAATCATTAATATATAAAATAACATTCATATTATTATTCATATCAATAATAAATTTCTCATTAGAATTAAATAAATTATCAATTAGTAATTTATTATTAAAAGTTAAATTATCTTGATTATTTGCTTCATTAATATTTTGTATATAGCTATTAGTTTTATTATATACTAAAAAATCTAATGCAATAATTACTGAATATTCTGATATAAATTGTGTATTTTTTTTTGTTTGGAGTATTGAATTACGTATTGCTTTTAATAAATCTGAATATTTCCATACTTTTGATGTTTCAATAAATAACCTTTTAATTAAAAATTTACAATAATTAATTTCATCTTGGTAATAATAACTTTGAAAAGTGGATAAATTTATTTTATTATAATCTATTTTAATTAATTGATTTTTAGTTAATGGTTTAATATAATATAAATCATTATCATTAATTATATCATAATCTGGAAAATTAATATTATAATTAATATTTCTATCAATTGCCTGTTCTATAAATAAATTAGTTATTTTTTGAATCACCTTATAAATTTCTAATTTATATTTATATTTCATTTCTTCATAAGAATATATATAACTTTTTGTTTTTTTTTGAATAAAATCTGGTATAGTTGAAACTAGTATATGAATATTAACTTTTCTATTTTGTGGTGGTAAATCAATATGTGAATTTTTTCGAATTGCTCTCCCAAAAATTTGAATTAAAGTTGAAATATTATCTGGTTGATGCATTACTATTAAATTTTGTACTGCTTTTAAATTATAAGACTCTTTAATTGCCTTCGAACCCAAGATTAACCTAATTTCTTCTCCATTATTATTATTATTTAGATTAAAACTATCTAATTGTTTATCAATTATATTTTTATGTATTAAACTACTTATAATTATAAATCGTATTGGTTTAAAATCATGATTATTATGTTCTTCATCTCTTAATTTATAACATATATTGCATTTAGAATATTTATTTGATTGTTCATCTAATGGTAAAAATCCATTTATTTTTAAAAATTGTGATATTAAATTAATACCAGATACTTGAATAAAATTATGATAAATAAATATTTTACCTTTATCTTCATTAATAATATTCTTAATAATTTGTAATAATGTAAATAATTTAGTTGAATATTTTTTAATATTATTTTCTAATAAAATGTCTCCAGTAATAGTATTTTTTAATAATTTATCATTATTTATTAATGATATTCCATATTTATTTTTCCATTCGGGTGATGCATTTTGAATTTCTTTAATTATTTCAGTTTTTAAATACATACCTATTTTACTATTTGGTTTTGGTAATACAAAATCATTTAAAAATCTTTTATCTAATTCTAAGTTAATTGGATATTTTGTTAATGTTTTATTAATTAATTTAATTTCTTCAATAATTTCTTCAATATTGGTATCTTCTTCATCATCAACATATTTAATATTTTTTTGAATTGAATATTCTTTTGAAACTTCTTCATAAGTTTTAAAATGTAGATCACTCATTGGACATTTAATAAATTTTAAATAGGGTATATCTTTAATAGAAACACCATGAATTTCTTTAACTGGATATGAAGTAATATCCATATCTTTTAAAAAAGATATCTTACCCATAATATTTTTTTTTATTATTTCATATCCGCTCGATTTAATATTATTATTAGAATCAAATATATCTTTCTTTGATATGGTTAAATCCCCATTTAATAATTTTAGTAAACTAATTATTTCAATTGGATTATTATTTATTGGTGTCGCACTTAAAAATAATACTCTTATTGATTTTCGAGTTTTATAATAATTAAATATTATATTTAATGACATCCCCCAATTATTAGTATTTAATGAATTATAAACATTATGTATTTCATCACATATAATTAATGATTTATCAAATTGTTCTAAGAATTCAATATTTAATCTAATAATATCTTGATCGATTAAATAATTTAATTCGGCCTCAGAATTAATGTTATTTAATTGTAATTTAACATCTAATTGATTTTTAATTATTAATTTATTTACTAACTCTTTATATCCAATAAATTCAAAAAATCCATTTCCTTTTCTAGATTTTAATCGTGAACTATACTTCATTTTTAATTCTTTTAATTTTAGTATATCTGAATTATTATTAAACTGAAGAATTTGTTTTTTTAAATTAGTCATTTCTTTAATTTCATCATCATTAACTATCCCAAATTCAGATCGATTAAATAATTCTTTTTTAAATACATTTTTTGTAAAGCCAATAATATAAATCATTCCACTTTTTTGTGTTTTATCTATTAATTTTTCTTGTTTATAAATATTAATAAAATTTAAAGCTGTGGATAATGCAGTAATTGTTTTTCCAACACCTGTTGAGTGAATTAATAACAATTTCTCAAAATGAGTATTTGGATTAATAAAATGGGTAACAAATTGTTGATAATTTGTTAATTCTAATTTATTTGTTTGTTGAATTAAACTATCTAATGCAGTGAGATTAGAATTATTTTGATTTAAATATTCATTTTCTATAAATTCTTTTCTTGCATTTAAATCATCTTCAAATTTTAAATCATCTATATTTAAATATGCCATTTTGAATAACTTATTATATTTATATGATATAGACGACTATTATAATATTATTTATATTATTATATTAAATCAAAAAAAAATAAACAGTAAATATAAAATTTCATTTTAGAATCTTTTAATTTGAAATATTATTTTTCTTGATTGGGTTATTATAATTCTAAGTTTCCACTTATTATGAATTAAATATTTCAGAAAATTTTTTCCAGGTTTTGTATTAAAATAATAAACAATTTTATACAATGCAGATATAATCATTTTATAATAATCTTTTCTAGTTAAGAAAATAATTGGAAAAAACTTCTGGTTTTTAATATGTAGAAGTTGACTATTTTGAACTACAACAGTGAATGGAATTAATTTTCTCAATTTAGCAATTTTTAATCTCAATTTCATTTCTTTAATATTATTCATAAAATTATTTTTTATTAGCATTGTTAAGTTATAATTACTTTAAAAAAATTCAATTATTTTTTTATTAAGTTTATAAGTAAGTTACCAGCCAAGAAATGCTAAATCATTTAATTGTAATAAATTTACTAATTGTTTAAAATGTTTATTATAATTATTAGTAAGTATTGATTGCTCTAATATATGTATAATAGTTAAATAGTTATTATGTGATAAATATCGAGCTCTATATTTTAATACTTGCTCAAAAAATAACTTTCGATATTCTTTAGGATAAAATATAATATAATAATTTCTAATTGCTTGTAAATTATCTTCATCTAAATATTCAAATACCATTTGTAAATAGAATTTACGCTTTAAATAAAAATTTTCAATAATTCTAACTTTAGAGTTCATAATATCTTTAGATTTTTTATAGTGAAATTTATTAATAAATATTTTTTCTGGAATATTTAAATAAGAAATAATATTATAACTAATATAGGTATCTTCAATCATTGTTTAATAATTAATAATATTAATTCAATTTTTTAATTATGGATATTTTGCATAAATTAGATTTATTAATATCTATTGAAAATATTAATAGTTACCCCTTTAATTTAAATAATAAATTAAATGATAATATTATAGAAACAAAAAATGAGGTTGAATTAGAATATATTAATAATTTTTCAATACCTATTTTTATTAATACACAAGAAAAAAAAATAAAAGGATCTTATGAAAATACAATTTATATATATTAATTGCAATTATTCAAATTTCAGATTATCTAATTTTTTATCCAAATCTTCTTGTTCATCTTCTGATTCATCTTCATATTCAACTTCATCATTTGAAGTTGCTTGAGCAACCGGAGCAGGTTTCCCCATCATTAATTCAAATTCAGAATCATCAAACATATGATTATTATTTGACATACTATTTTTGTTAGATTTAACATATAAATTACGAGATAGTTTTGTATTTAAATTAAAAGATTGGTTTGACATAACTACTTGCATATAAATAGTTCCAGAAAGTAAACTATTAACTGTAATAAATTTATGAACATTTGAATTATTCATAATATTTTTACTTTCATCAGTTGCAAGTTGTGGCTTTTTATTAATTACATTCTCAAGATCATAAATATTTAAATCAAAATCTTTAATATAAAATGGTTTATTATCTCTTTTGTATGCAAGACCATCTAGAACTTCTAGTTTCTTTTCTTCTTCAGCATTATATCTTTTAAAGTTAAGACCTAACCAAAGCATTGGATTATCTAAATTTACATTTACATTATCCTTATTTTTTGCTTTCTTTTGAAGAGGTGTTTGTGGTTTACAATTTGGTACAATAACAACATTTGCACTATTAGCATCATCATCTTCATCATCATTAATAATTCCATTAGTTTTCATATCTTTTACTTTTTTAGTAAAAGTATTACAAATTAATTCCATTGCTTCACCAAATTTTGATTCTGCATTGGTAGAATCTTCTTTACGAAGGGCTACTTTTAATTGCTCAAATTCACGATCAATTGGTGCTTTAATTTTCCCTGCTACAGTTAAATTGATAAGTTTGATAATTGGAACAACTTCTTGTCCATTTTCTTTTTTAATTTTTAATTGACAGTATTTAACAGTTTTTGCTTGATTTTCTTTAATTGTTGTTAAATCAATAATGATAAAATCATCACCATAAATGTTATAAGATTTAATAACATCTTCTGGATAAAGAATAGATTGATTCATATTGTTTATTATTCTTTTGATAACTGAAAGTTAATTTATTATATTACTGTATATAAAGTTATCTTAAAATATAAATTCAATTTTTTTTTATTAGCATTATTGAATTTAAAATTGAATTAAATATTATTTAGATAATATAGTATAAGCATTATTATTCAATACAAGTATTAATAATGTATCCTTTTGTTAAATGCCCAACGTGTAATAATTCTTTAGGAGAATATGCAGATTTATATGAATTATTAAAAAATAATATTTATGAGGAAGAATTAAAAAAAATATACAAAGATAATTATAACCCTAATCAAATTGAAATTGATAGTTTGGTTAATGTTAAATTAACTGAAATATTTGAATTATTGCATATTCAACGTTATTGTTGTCGTAGAATTTTAATTACTAATGTTAATTATGATTCTCTATTGTATTCTTCGATTAATAATTAAAAAAAAAGAATTTAACGTTAACTGTTAGATTATATTTTTTTACTATTGATAGTATAATTATAAGTATGTTTTTAATTCTTCAATTTGTTCAGCATTTAAACCACCGACAAAAGATTCTAAACTAAAATCTAAACCACCGCAAGACATTTTTTGAACACCATCGCGATTCGATCCTCCGCAAATATATAAAGAATTATTAGAAGCACTTCCTGCTCCGCTAATTGTATTTTTAATTTTTTTCATAATATCATCATTATATGGGGTATATAAAAATGCATTCGATTTAATAAATTGTGTAATTAATTTATAAATTTCACTTTGTAGTAAATTAGATTTTGGGACATTATTAAATAATACTAAACTTTTTTTAGGGCTATCCCAATCTACTAAATTTAATGTCATAATATCTTCACCATCAAAAACTACTAAATCTGAGAAACGGAAACGTAATTCATCTTCAAGTAATTTATGGTGATCATCTTTATAGGCTTTTACTACATCATTAATAGTATCTTTTAAACCAATTGCTTTAATTTCTTTACGTTTTTCAATAATATTTTTTAATTCTTTATTATCATAATTATTCGAAGACATTAATTCACGAATTAATTCAACACTTTTAACTGGTGATTTATAAGCTTTATTAGCCCATTTGTTAAATATGGAATCTGGTATATGTTTACCACTCATACGTGCACTTGGTTGTACTAATAAATACCAACTAACAACCATATTAGGATCTAATAATTTGTGAACAGATTCATATACTTTTGTATCTTTACTTTTAACAAAAGATAATAATGAATTGACAGCATATGCAAAAAGTTTATGATCTTGTTCTAACATATAATTATTAATTAATTCATTAGTTACTTCTACACGTCTGGCTGATTCTTTAGAACCTTTTACAGTTTTCTTTTTTGTTTTTTTACTTTCAGTTGCTTCACCTTCTTCTGGGAAAGAATCTGTATCAAATACCATAATATCAGAATTCCATTTATTGAATTTTTTAGATGGGGATACTTTTAAACCTTTTACAGTTTTACCATTAAAAGAAACATATGAATTACTAGTTACAACTGAATCATGATATCCTTCTAAAAATAAACTTTTTAATTTAGTTAATGCTTCATCAGCATCACCTTTATCAACCATTCCTTGTAATTCACCAACCATTTTTGATGTTGGATTTAAAAAGGTTTTTTCACCACGACCTTTAAATAATCCATCAGCACATAAGTCTTCAATAACTGAGACTAGGGCGGTATTATTATCCTTTACAAAACTGAATAAATTACAAAATTTTTTACTCATATCTTTACACTTTGCAAATATTAATCTTATTTATAATTTATATGTATATTAATTAAATTATAATTTTTAATATTTTTTTATTATAATTTAATTAATTATTATAATAAATTAAATTATTTTTTTTTTAAAAAAAAATAAATTTGTTATACACTAATTTATTTTTTCTAAATTTATTTTATTTTATATTAAATTTTCTAATTTTATTTTTTTTTAATTAATAAAATAAAATATACAAGTGTAAATAAAAAAATATTAATAAATAATTAATTAATTAAATTAATTTTCTTTAATGGTATAAAAAAATAAAATTAATTTAATTAAAATTAAAATATTTATTATTTATATATTGACGTTAAATTCCAAAAAAAGAATTCTATAAACTTTTATATTTGTTATTATAAAAATGTTTGGCAGTATTGAATCTTCCTCACATATTGATTCGGTTGGAGCCTTTGAATCACAAAATTCTAAAATTGCTGGTATTGTAAATGAATTATCAACTATTTTTAATGGTAGTGGTCTTAATCCAAGTACTAAAATAACCGGATCTTCTGAAAGTGGCTTTTCTATTCAAGGAGGTACATTTGTAGCCGATCCTAAAGTACATGCTGGATTAGCTAATAAATTAGATGAAATTTATAAAGCACCTTGCTCTGTTGGCTCATCTGAAATTAGCGGAGGTAAAAAAATGTCCCGTGAAGTAATGGTTCTTAAGAAAATTAAAAATTCAGTTACTAAAACTAAAGATGAATATAATAATCTTTCTACCATGGTTCAAACAAAAGTTCAAAATTTAGATTCATTAAAAGATATGTTAGAAAAAACTTTTAATCGATTATATGAATTAGCTAAAGAAGATCCTAAAAATAATATTCATGCAAATCATATTCTTTCAGTTCAAACAAAAATTATGTTAGAATTCGATCGACAATTAGGTATTTTACAAAATATTTTAAAAGTAAATATTAAACCAACTCATCAAAATTTAGTTGAATTACTTAAAAAAAATGAAGATTTTACTACTCTTGCCGAAACATTAGGAGTTACTTATGGTGATGAAACTGCAAGTGATCGTTTAGCATTAGTTTTTACCAATGTAACAGATACATCTATAATGGCTCAAAAAGTTAAAGAAGCTCTTAAAGAATTAGAGATGTCTGTTTCAGAATATAAAAATATTAAAAATTCTAAAGAATTATCTGATGCTTTATATAGTGTATTTAAAAAATTTAATAAAAAAAAATTAGATACTACTCAAGACCTTACTAATATTTTAGAAGCCATGAACGTTCTTAAATCATCTCAAGGTGATCATGATGAAATTATAAAAGCTTTACAAAAATCTGGACGTAAAGAAAAATCTACCTCGGATTCAGAAAGTGAATCTAGTTCATCTAGTTCATCTAGTTCAAGTGATTCTGAAAATGATAAGAAATCAAAAGTTAACGGTAAAATTGATGGAGGTGCATATGACAAAGAAATTGGTCGTCAAGTAAAAACTCGTCTTAAATCTAGTCTTGCAAAACGTGTTCAAGTATATGAAAAAACAATGAAAGAATTATATAAAACATTTATGAATCAAATTAATAATAAGTTTAAATCATTAGTCGCTATTATTGATTTATTAACTACTAAAGTAGGTTCTGAAATTTCTTATGATGATGATCTTAAAGATTTTATCAAAATGTTTTTAGGATTTAATGAAAATATTAGTAATGAAAAAATCTTTTATTCGCTTATTAATTTAGATTATAGTATTGCTGGAAAAGAAATCCGTAGTCGATTTATTGATACATTAGATAAAATTATTGCCGCATCTACTAAATTAAATAATTATTCAGTATTTAAAGATATTACTTCTGAATTAAAAGGATTAAAAGATGTAATTGATACAATGTCTGATACTGTTTTAAATCTTAAGAAAGCTGAAGAAGAAAAAAGTGGTTCGAGTGATTTTATGTGGACTGATAAATTAGTCGAGCAATCATTTTCAATGAATAATATTAAATTAATGAAAGAAAGTATTAAACGTTTAGCATTCTACAGTAAAGTTGCTACTATTAAAGAAAATTTACATCGTATGAATAAAGAACAAAAATTCTATCAAGAAGATTATGATCAATTACTTGGTAAATCTATTGGTTTAAAATTAACTGAATTACAAAAAGAATATGTTGAAAATGTTGATCGATTAAATGATAAAACCCGCGGTCGAGGTCGTTTATTAGAAGAATGGAATTCTGGTGAAGGTAAAGATGCTAAAAAATTCCTTCCTCGTGGATTAGTTGAAACTATTTACAAATTACAATATGAAGCAAAAGATGGATTATACCGTTCATTAGAAGCTATTGATTTATATTTAATGAATTTTACTGAACAATTATCAGCTCACCCTGAGGCAGTAATGGATTTAAATAAAATGCTTGAACAAACTGATATTATTGCTAAATGGTTTACTAAAAAATCAGTTGGTAACATGATTGATTTATTAGATAATCATATTGATAAAAAAGTAAATGATGAAGATAAATTCTCATCTACTACTTATCCATTTACACTCCCTCCACTTTTACAAAATGCACCATTAGTACAAGAACAAATTAAAGTTGCTTTTGAACGTACTAAAAAATGTATTGATTCTATTGCTGTATTAAAAAATATTATTTCTATGTTTATTCATTTAGGTGAAAAATATGGTAATGTTAATTTAACTGAAAAATTACATATCTCACCTAATCTTATTTATAAACATTTAGTTAAATATATTTGGGTAAGTGCATTTACTATGGGTTATGAAACTGGTGGTGGTAATCGTGGTGATGCCAATAAAGATAACACCAATAAAGGTTTATATGAACCAGAAACTGGTGATTTTGCATCTTTCTTCAATGTATTATTTACTACTCTTGTAATGCCATTAGATACTTATAAAGAAGTAGAATCTCGAGTTTTACCTGTTTTAAAAGCTGAAACCGCTAAAACAACTGATCAAGATGGAGCACTTATTGATTTAATGAATCGTTTAAGAAAAGATGTATTTATTATTGATGATCGTTATTTTATTCTTGGACTTAAAGCGATGATTGGTAAAATCTTTACAGTCGTTGATACTCATACTTTATTAACAACACCTGATACATTAGCACATATTATGCGTAATCCTGTCCGTATGATTATTGGTGCTGGTAATGTTGAAGTTATTCCAGAAGCTATTGAATTATATATTCGTTTACCATTACTTGTTGAATTTTATAAATCAATTTTTGAAGATGGTAATCAAAAATATAAAAATAATGTTGATAAAGATAGTGAAGTTGAAGTAATTGCATACATTCCTGAAATTGGTACAGTATGGAGCGGTCTTATTCAATGTATTTTTGATGAATCAAAATATATTAAAGATGGTATTTATAGTATTACTAACATGAAAGATATTGTTAATGAAGTTAATAAAATTTACAATTCTTATAAATCAACACCTAAAGATAAATTAGTACGAACTGTTGTTTTAGATTTAGTATCTGAAATTAATCGTCGTTATGGTATTCTTAAACAAAAAGATATTGCTGAATTTTACCAAATTAAAAAGAAATATGTTAAAAATGTTGTTGACTCGACATTAGAAGATAATGTAAATTTTGATATCTTAGATGAAAATAATGAATATGAACGTGCTGGTCCTAGTAGTAAATATGTAGAAACTTCATTTAATAAATATACTAATGATTCATTAGTTTTTACTGATATTAAATTAGTTCGTGATTTCCGTAATAATATTTATGAACAATTATTTGGTAATAATGAAGTTGTCAAAGACTTATCAACACAAACATTTAATGAAAAAATTAAACATTATAAAAAACAAATTATCTCTACCGATTCGGCTGATAATAAATTTGAATTAATTGCTCAAGCAATTGACCAATCAAGTAATATTAATGCTTATAATGTTGATGTATATTTATTATTTCACGAATGTGTAATGAATTCAATATCACTTTTTGATAATATTTCATATTATATTTTAGATAAAATAGTATTATTTACAGATATTTTATTAACATCCCCTGATTCTTCAAAATTATTTATTATATCTGAATTACATAAATATTTCCATGATGGTTCATTATTTAAAGTTAAACAAATTTCAAATAGTAAGATAATTATAGATTTTAGTAATTTACAAACTATAGTTGAATCATATATTGAAAATATTAAATATATGATTTCTAAATTTAGAAATCTAATATGTATTGAACTTATTAATAAATATGAAAGTTCTCTTTATAAACTTGAAAATCGTATATTAAATATTATGATTAAAAATGATTCATCAGCCGAAAATTATGAAGAAAAAGAAACATTAGATTATTTAAATACTAAAATATCTGAATTTTTTAATGATAAATCTAAAACTTATAATGTTAATGAATTATATCAACATATTATGTTTGGAACAAATGAAGTTAATGAATTAACATCTAGACCAAGTCCATTATTAACTGATATTAATCAACAATATAATGCAGCAACTAGATCATGGACTGCAAAAAATGTTACCTATTCTTCCTATGTTATGGATGCTACCCCAATTTCTGATAATTCATCTTTTAACAATAAATCAATATTACAAAAATTTAATATGTTAGTATTTACTTATATTGAACAATTTTATAATACATCTACTAAAAAGATTTATACTAAACTTATTGATGAATTTGCTAATAAAGCTATGAGTGCACTTGTATTTGAACAAGGTGGTATACCAGATATGTTTGGAGATGGTGTAAAATTAGCACCTGGTTCATTAAATAATTCAGTTCTTTCTAATTCATCAGCAGTATTAAGTATGACTAATGTTATGACATTACGTACATTATTAACACGTACATTAAATATTCAATTACCAGTTAAATATCATTTATTAGATGTTATTAATGAAGTATCTACTGTACAAATTGAAAAGTATAAAGCATATTTACCTGTATTTGTAACATATTTTGAACATTTAATTGAAGAATGTGTATTATATAAAAAATTATTAGATAATCCAGAATTTGCAGCACAAGATGGTACAGGTGCCGCTGAAACAAATGTTAGCCAACTTACTGATAGTGATTTATATAATTTAAAAGATGATTTTGGTAATGTTATTAAATTCCAAACTACATTTATTAAATTAGATGATTCTAAATTTGATACATATAAATTACAATTTCATGAAGTATTAAATAATATTATTAATGGATCACGTGCATTAGTTACAGATGCTAATAATGTATTAAGTGAATTAAATTACACTCCTCAATTTGGAAATATTAGAGATAACTTTATTAAAAACTTTTATAACAATAATCGTCAATTACCATATATGCCTGTTTCTATTTTAACACCAATTATAAATTCTGAAGATAATATTATTAAGAATTTATTACCAATTCATTATATTAATTCAGATGCTAATAAATATATTTATGGTACTAATTATATATTAAATAATTCATCTAAAGATGAAAATGAAGATATTAATAATTATTTATGGCTTAAAGAACAATTAAAAACATATAATAATGGAGTATTATCAACTAATAATGTTGAAGTTAAAAAAATGAATCAATTATTAACTTTAAATAAAAGTATTGTTAAATATGGATATATGTCTTATCATATTCATAATAATTTATATTTTAGTAAAGTAGAATCAACAAGAAGATTAGGACGTGGTGAAGTAGATGGTGGTTATTATTTTAATAGAACAGAAACAAAATTAAATGATATTATCAATCTTATTGAAAATCAATTAAATGAAAATAAAAAACATAATATTGTTAAAACTTTAATTGGTACTACTTGCACTCAGGATAAATCACTTGGTGAATATAATTTAGATCGTTCTAAAGCTCGTATTTTAAATATTATTGATCTTAACATTAACCCAATTAATGTACATGCTTTAATGAGAGAAGTTCCATTAGTTAATATTTATAATTATGCTTTTACTTTTGATAATATCATTAAATCATTTGTATATAATGTTGATCCTGATAATTTAACAACTTTACCTTCTGATGAATCAGCTTCACTATTTAAATTAAGTTGTTTATTACAAGATCCATACTTTATTGATAATGGTTCTAATCCTCGTGCGGTATTAAAAGATGCATTAGATATGTCATATAAAGCAACTACTCCAAGTACTTCATATGATCCTAATAGTTCTTTATATCTTGCTAAACCAAAATATACTCATAATATATTTGAAGAATTAAATACTAGATATTCAGCAACTACAAATAATGAAACTGGTACTTTATATCATAATAATAAATTTTTACGTAATATTTTATTCTTAGTAAATGCTCAACGAGTCATTCGATTAAAGATTAAGAAAGCTGTATACCGCATTAATACTAATGTTGTATCAGATAGTAATATTCTTAATATGCGTATTACTGATTACCCAGAAGCATCTGATATGCAACCTAAAGATGATGAATTTGAAATTACTGATTTATTTTAAATTAATTTAATAAAAAAAATATATATTTAATATTATTTTTTTTAATAGTATAAAGTATATAATTATGTTTTTTAAAATTAAATGTTACATTAATTATATTAAGGATAATACTATTAATGTATCTATAAATGATCCTAATGAATTATTGCGGTTTCAAAAAAATTTAATAAAATTATATAAAAATCCTGAATATTTTGATTATGAAAAACAAAAATTTAGTATTAAAATATTAAATACTACAAAAATTCAATTAAATACAGATTATAATTTAATTAGTGATTTACATGGAATATCAGTTATTATTAGTGGTTCATCAAAATATTATTGTTTTTCTGTAGATCATGAAGTATTTGATGAACAAACTAATTTATTAAAAACTGAAAAAAAAGTAATCAGGGGTTATACATTATATGCAAATAAAATTATTAATGATATAAGTTAAATACATCATTATTTTTTTTTATTCATAATAATCGACAGTTTCGATATAATGATAAAATAATAAATAACTATTTGGGGTTGATTTAAAATTATCTTTTTGATAGGATGTATCATTTAATAAATAAATATCTAATTCTTTATCATTATAATTTTTATATTCATGATTTTTTCTAATTGATTTTGCAATATAGTGACCAAAACTTTGTGTTCCGGAATGATTAATAGTTGAAATCATTTTATATTTATAACAATTATTTAATGTTTGATTTACAAAATATAATTCTATAGGATATTGAAAATTATATTTTTCTTTATATTTATTTAAATTAATTATTATTATTGTTGGGACAATTGTTAATCTATTAATTTTAATATTTGTTGTTGAATTTTTACATTGTAAACATTCATAAGCATCTAATTCTGAATAATTATTTCTAATAAATTTATTTAAATTTGAGAATTTTTTATCTATATCATATTTTAAAAAATTATTATTAATTTCATTTATATCAACTTCAAAAAATATAGAAGTATCATTTTTTATATTAATTATATTTTTACAGTTTTTACAGTATATATCGCATTTATATTTATGTAAAAATAAATTATTTATATAAGTATCATTAATAATATCTAATAATATTATTAATAATTCTCCTGAATCTTCCTGATCATATCCAAATTTATTATTTTTTATTTTTATATTTTGTAAAAATTCATTAAATAATAATAGATTATTATTATCTACTAAAAAATTTGAATGATGTTCAGAGTGTATATATTTTTTTAAAATAGTTATATAAATTGTAATAAAATTATTATTTTTAAATTTTTCTTCATTATATAATAAATATTCTGTTATACTAGTACAACTAAGCAATGTTTGTATTAAAGAATTAAAATAACATATTATACTATTATTATATAATCCAAATGGATAAACTAAAAATTTTGATTTAAATTCTATTAAAGAACTCATAAAAGTATTGAATTTTAATTTAAATATTATCTAATATTACTTATATAATTTTAACTTCAATATTTACATCTATTTAATTAAATCAACTAAGTTTTTAAATTTAAAATTATTATGTCGGACACTTTAAGTATTGAAATTTCAACACCTTCCAATAATTATACTCAAAGAGCTTCTATTCAAGAAAACTTAACAAATTATTTAACATGTCCAAATACATTAGTTAAAGAATCATTATTTGAATTCTTTGGTATGTATTTATTTATTACATTATCTCTTGGTAATGTTGCAATTTATTCATTATATCCAGAAGCCAATTTAAATTGGACTGGTCTTTCATTCTCATGGGGTTTTAATTTAATGTTCGGTATTTATCTAGCTAGTTTTCAATCTCCTTCGCATCTTAACCCTGCAGTCAGTTTATGTATGTACTTATTTAAACATTCTATTACACTTAAACAATTAATTTGCTATTCAGTTTCTCAATTTTTAGGGGCATTTGCTGCAGCTGCTACTGTTTATGGGATTTATTATAATAAATTAGGAGAAGAAGATACTTATAGTAATGTATTTACTACATCTGCAAATAATGCTATTACTGATTACGCTGCATGGTTTACTGAATTTTTAGGTACTGCTTTACTTGTTGGTGGTATCTTTATGCTTATTGATCATAAAACAACCAAAGATCATTTACCAATTTATATTGGATTATGGTTAAGTACTTTAGTATTTGCTCTTGGATATCCAACAGCATTTGCTTGGAATCCAGCACGTGATTTAGGTCCTCGTGTATTTGCTGCATGTGCTGGATATTCATCATTTTCTTATACTGATTATTATTTCTGGATTCCATTAACTGCTGATTATATAGGTGCTGTATTTGGAGTTTCTGTATATGAATTTTTAATTAAACCACAAACTAATTAATAAATATAAATATGGATAATAAAACTTTTAACCTAAGTCTTCCTCTAATACTTATCTTACTTCTACTTCTACTTCTATTATATTTGTTTTATGCATTACTTAAATTCTTATATAAAAAAATAAAAAATTATTATTCTTAAATTTATAAAATATTATTAATTTATAATATTTTTTTTACTGATGTAATAAATTCTTTACTTATTTTAAAATATCAATCCTTAAATAAATTTTTATAAAACCCAAAATTACACCCTCTCTTTGTTTGTATTAATAAAACTATATAAATAATACAAATATGGAAACTCATAGCTTAATTTAATTGTTTACTGATAATTTAATTTAATTTAATTTAATTATATATTTTAAATTAAATTTATTTTTTTTTAACTAATTTTATATTTATAAATATATAACTTAAAAAATACTTTTTAATAATTACATTCATTGTATTATATAATTAAAAAACAATGGCATTTTTAGATATTTATACAGTTGATGAAAATAAAGATAATCCTTCTTCTATGGGTTCTAAACTTATAAAGTTTATTGATACTAATAAAATTTATATTTTAATTGTTATTTCTATTGTAACATTATACTTCGTTTTACTAAATTTTGGCCTCGATGCTGCAGATTATGCTAAAAAACAACCTTATGAATCAGTCGATCAGCAAAATATGCCAGATACTAAGACTCAACCAGAAAATGAAACTCCTGAAGAACAACCTACAACCGAAACTCCTGAAGAACAACCAGAAAAAGCTGACCAATTTACAAATAAGGAACCATTTACAAATGATTTACCATACCAATTAAAAAATGAAACTTTAAATATATCTCCAGATTTAGATTATAATGATTTCTTACAAAAAATGTCTTTAGATAAAGATGTTATACAACAACACAATCAATATGTTACTGATCGTAATAAAATAACTTCAACTGCTTCCTTCGCACCTTCTCGAAGTGATAGTCAAGATATTGTTACTACTTGGGGATTAGCTAGACGCACATATATTCCAATAGATCCTTCTGCTCGTAATATTCCAAGCCAAGATCCAGAACAAGGTTCTAAACCTGTTCGATTACAATGGAATTAATTTGTAATAAAAAAAATATAAAACAATTAATTTATTTTATTACAAATTAAAATTTGAATTTCTCAAAATCTTTAGGCTTTGGGATATAACTAGAATTTGTAAATTTTTTATCATAAATCTTATTATAGATAATTTCATGAATTAATTTATTTTTTTTTGTTGCTATTAATTTAATATAATTATCATAAATTTCATTAAGAATATTTATATCTACTTGTAAATATAAATCTTTATTTTCTAAATTTAGATTTATTTCTGTTTCATTTACTAAATCATTTAAATCTATATCTTTATCTTCTGAATCACATATATCATCTAACTTTTTTTGATTTTTTATATGAGTAATAATATTAATAATATTTGCATTATCAATATTAAATATCTTATCTTGTAAATTATGTTGATTTATCATATTTAATAAATTATCTAATTGTTTATTAAATGTATTTTGTAAATATTCTTGCTGTTTAATGTAATAAGATTTATTTTGTTTATTATAAATCAAATTTAATCTATCAGAATCTCCATACTTTGCTTTAATCACTAGATTTGCATAATATTCTAAATCATCAAACTTTTGTAAATAATATTTAATATTATCATTTATCATTTTATAAATATTTGATTCATCACTTTTACATTGCGTATCTAATAATATATTAAATTTTTTATTATATACCTCATTTTTTTTTAATTTATATTGTTTATTTACTTCTTTATATAAATTTTTAAAAATGTCCTTTCTATCAGTATATGTATTATTAAATTGATCAACTAACTGTGTAATATATTTTTTACATTGATTTAATGTTTTATCATCATCTATTATAAATTTATTAGTTTCTACATCTAATATTTGAATTTCAAATTCAGAATCATATGAAATTAATCTTGCAAACTGTCCATTAATTTGATTATCAAAATAATATTTTAAATCTATATCATAATTATATTGTTTTACAACATCAAGATATTCCATTTTATCTGCCTTTAATAAAGGTATTTGTCTACCTTTATAATCATATTTATATGGATATCTTTTAATAATCACATAACTAAAACGCTCACCAGGAGTTGGAATTAATTTATTTTCTTGTTTCATTCTATCTACAAAATTATTTAATGTAATATTCTTCTTTTCAGGTTTCCATACTCCTGTTTGAATAAAATCTTCCAATCCCCATTTTTTAGTAAAAATCTCTTTAATTTTGTCATTTACCAATTCTCTTAAAGTTTTTGTATTATTTAAATCCATTGACTTCCACATTAAATCCATACAAATAATTTTTAATAATTCAGATACTCCACGTTTTTTAACTTCTAATCCACGAATAAATAAATCTTTTGGTTTAAAATTTGGTAAAGTCTCATGTGGAATTCCAAAATACTTTTTCTTAGATAGAAATGCTAAAGGATATAATACCTCTTCATAACTCATTTTTAAATATTTAGTTCCATTATTATTGTACAAATAATCATTTACTTTTACTTTAATATCTTCAATTGCTCTAAATGTTGTTGTTACTAATTTAGTATTATATTCTTCTTTATCAATTTTATTACTATAATAATCTTTATCTAAATCTAAATAATATGAATCCGGGCATGATATATATAATGAATCTGTATTATGTACAACTAAATTACCAACACCTGCCGCAAAATGATGACTCGAAGTTTCTAAATCATATACGTAATCATTTGAGTATCCTAAAAATTCAATATTTTGAATTATATTGCCATCAAAAATTCTTTCTTTAATTACTTTTAATCTATATACACAACTTTGTTTTAATTCTGAAAATGTATCAATTAAAACATTAAATCCTAATTGTTTAAAATAAAGATAAAATGTTTGTGCTTTTAATTGCGTATAACAATAAATATAATCCATATTTAAATAATATTCTAATGAATAATCTAACTTAAATGTATATTGTGATAAATTAATATTATCCCAAGTTAATAATTTTGTTTCTTTTGAACATTCTTCCGGTTTAATTTTTTCTTTTTTATCATTCAATAAACTATGGTCTTCAGTTACTACAATAATACTATTAATAGTTGTTATTCTATATAATTTCTTATTAGTTTTATGACGAATTACTTTTTTAATCTTAGTCCATCCATTTTCAGTATATACTTCTAATTTATGTTTTAAAAAGATATTTGGTCTAATATATTCTTTATCATTCGACTTATAAATATAATATTTTGAATATGATTCACTTATTTGAGTTGTAGAATTTGTCCAACAAAAATCTTTAATATTCATTAATTCAATATGTTTTTTATTATACCTAATTAATATTGGTGTTTCTCCAATGACTGAATCACCATAATATACTTTATGACCTAAATCTTCTACATATTTTTTAATTAATAGTAAATTGTATTGTCCTGCGGAAGTTACACCACCTGCAAGTGGCAGTTGAAATAATGGTGAATTTTTATTTCCCATTTCTCCATAGAAAGTATTCATAAACACTTTTAATGCTTTCTGTTTAGTATCACAATATTTCAGTTTAAATAAACATTCTTTATATTCTAAATTATCAATATAATCTCTTTCATATTTTTCAATATGTTCTTTCTTATCTTTATATATTGCTAATTCTTTTTTCATTTCCGCTCGTTGTTTAAATAGATCTCTTAAAATTGTTGGATATAAACCAAACATTGTATTTTCTTTATTTGATTCATCATGTCTAACTGTCCATCCAATAATATCTTTACTATGTTTCTCACCTAAATAATTCTCATAATTATATTCAAACTTTATATTATGGATATTATAACCTTTCTCTTGTAAATTATCTTTATAATCATCATCTAGAATTAAATATTCCGGTGATAAATTATATGCCATAATGAGGCTTGGATATAACGAGCTATAATCCAAACCACTCACAGGGTATTTTATAGGATTCTCGCTTAAATAATGAATATATTTTTTAAGTATGTCTTTGATAGCATTTTGACTAGAATCTGACATATTTAAAGTATATTATATATTATATCATTATAGTTTCAATTTTAAATACTAAAAAAAATATTATTAATATTTAAAGATACTTATTTAATATTTGCTAGATGTTTTTTACTAGATAAATGTTCTTTAAAATGTTTTTTAGTTGTGTAACAATTACAAATTTCACATAATTTTTTATTAGGGTCGTTTGAATAATCAATTTTTATTCCTTTTTCATTATCCAAATGTTTTTTAGTTTCTAAATGTTTTTTCATATGTTTTTGTTTAGTCTCAATATTACATATATCACATTTAATTATTTTATTTGCTCTATCTACCAATTTTTGATATTGTTCACTATTATTTTCTTTTTGTTTTAAATAATACTCATGTTTATATTCTGTAATCTTTTCTTTATTTTCTCTAGCATAATTTGAAAAATATTCTGGATTATTTTGGTATCTTTTATATTCTTTTTCTTTTATTTGTTCAATATTCTTTTTATAATATTCTTTTCTATAAATTTTTTTATCTTCATTAACTAAAATATTGAATGGATTAAGTTTATTTACTGGTTTATATTTATTTATATATAATTGCTCATAAGCTTTTAAATGTTTTATATCAATTACTTTAATATCTTTTAATTTAATAATTTTAAAGTTTTCAATTCCAAATTCTTTAAAATATGGATAAATATTTGCTCTATTATTACTAGGATTCTCTAAATATTTATGATAATCAGATTTATGATCTCTCCATCTATATCTGGTTTGATTATTCATTGATGATCCAATATAATGAATAGTTGGATCATTGTTATAATAAATTTGATAAATCATACCTGTCTTTAATGAACTCATTTATTCTTTGTATGTTATTATATCTCTATAGATTCAATTTTAAATTCAAAAAAAAAAATATTATTAATAATACTTTAATTATTTAAACACTTAAGTACATCACTAAATTTATTAGTTAATATAATCTGTTATACTGGTTATATCAGAATTTGATAATGACATATTGATTAATATAATTTGAGTAATTTATATTAATATTCAAAAAAAAATAATTAAAATTGAATTAAATAATCATTATTCTTAAATAACAATACATAAGTTTAATGGAATTTCAAATTATTGACTCGTGGACGGATATTAAACTTCAAATTATTGATAAATATTTTAATTCTGAATTACAAAATAATATTAAAACAAAAAAATCATTTAAAAAGGAATATTTTGAAATTAATACACGATTAAAAAATAATTTATATAAGAATTTAAATAATCAATCTTGTATTAATACATTAAATTATATTTATCATAAAATTAGATCAGGAATCTTTGTTAAAATACAAAATAATCAATTAGTAGCATTTATACCATTTGCAAATAAAGAATTTAGAAATAATTGGAAATATAATATTAAATTATATACCGAAAATTATAATAGTCGATTTAGTTCATTACAAAATTTTATACATACTAAGAAAAAGTATTTAAAACAGTATAAAAATTATATTAAAGATATTAATAAATGGTGGGTTAATGCATATATATTAAATAATGAAGAATTTGAAAATGTTTGGGGTCAGCATAGTCTTAAAGAATATTATGACATTATTATTAATACATTAGAAACAAATACCATTAATGATTGTTATTTTATTATTAATAAAAGAGATCATCCAATATTACATCAGAATTTATATGAACCATATCCAAATATGTATAAAAATCATAATCAAAAAATTGAAAATATATATCAATCAAAATCATATATTCCAATATTATCACCGTATACTAATCAAAATTATTTAGATATACCATTTATCATACCACAAGATTGGCAATTAGCAACATCTGAAAATAATTATTATAATATTGAAAAACACATTAACTGGGAAGATAAAATAGAGATTGCATTCTTTAGAGGAAGTGCAACCGGTAGTATGGAATTAAAATATAATCAAAGATTACAAATTAGTCAATTAGATTATATATGGAGAACTTCAAAACCAGGATTATTAGATGCAGGAATTGTATCTTGGAATTCTAGAGATAAAATAGATTCTAATTTTCAAATTAATTATATTAAACCATCAATTATGATGAAACAAGGTATTAAATTAAAAAATAAAATACCTATGAATGAACAAATTCAATATAAATATATAATTAATATTGATGGTCATTCAAGTCCCAATAGAACAAGTTATTTATTACAATCCGGTTCATTAATGTTAATGGTCGAAAGTATGTATGTTATGGGAAATACTTGTTGGTTTTATAATATGTTAAAACCATATATTCATTATATACCAATTAAATATGATTTATCTGATTTAGAAGAACAAATTATTTGGTGTAAATTAAATGATCAAGAATGCAAACAAATTACTAATAATGCTTTTAAATTCTATCAAACATATTTTAATAAAAAAAAAATACTTGAACATTTTGCATATATACTTAATCAAATTGCTAATAATTTTAATTAACTTGGGAATTTAAAACATCTGGATTAAAACCATTGTGTAATCTCGTTTCTTGATTTCTATATTCTTTGAATTCTTTTATTTTTTCTTCTATTGATATTTTTATTGGTCGAGATTCTTTTTTTTGTTTACTATTAAAATTAATATATAAATCATTTAATTTATTTTCTATAAATGGTTTCATATTAATACTAATTTCTTCATCATGAATTAAATATTTTTTTAAATAATAAATATACTTTTCAAAATTTTCATTTTTTATAGATTCATTCATTCTAGTTAAATGATTTAATAATTCTTTTATAAAATCTTCGTATGTTAATGTATTCCATGTAATTTTATTAGTATGTTGTTCAATCTCTAATATTAAATATTCATAAATTGGTTTTTTAAAACCCGGAAACATTAATAATATTTTTAAATTATGATTATCTTCATTATTTAAATTAAAATGTAAATGTTCTAATAATTCAATAGTACCCCGGAATAATGATTTAATTTTTTCTTGCGGGCATAAAAATTCTTTTTTCATTGTCTTAATATATAAATCATCACCCACATCATCTATAATCCATTTTCTTAAATATGTAAAATCTGTATCATTAAATGGTTTAGTTTGTAAAGTTAGATTTATTATATTATTAATATCCCCAATATGATTATTAACATTATTTTGATTACCATTAATATGAATTTGTATATTATTAATATGTTTTTTTGTTTTTTCATGTCGTTTTTGTTCGGCTGGCCAATTGAAATTAATATTACATAAAGTACATTTTAATTCTTCTTTAGGTTTATCACATGGAATTTTTCTTTTTTGATGTCGAATTATTTCAGATTCATATTTAAAATCTTTTTTACATTTATGACAAATATACATATTTTTAATTTATTGATAATTTGCAAATTACCTGTAATATGATTTCAGGTAATCCCAAGTATATATAATTATATATTATATTTTTAATACATTTTAATAATGTTGTTGTTAATAAACTGAAATTTCAGGATTCAGGATAATTACAAATTATAGATTTAAAAAATAATTTTAATTTTCAGATAAAATCTTTTGAATATCATTTTTTAAATTTTCTAAATTATATTGGAAATATTCATTTCCAGCTTCTTTATATTGATAATAATGATTATTTTCTTTTAAATAAGTTAATATTTTAGATTCTATTAATTTAGCATTCTTGCAATTCATCATAAATAAAATTTCACTACCTTTTGGATAATTTTTAAATCGTTTAATAATATTTTTGGTATATCCAATTTTATAAATATTTGTATTAATATGTTGAGCACAGTGTATAATATAAATAAATTCATTATTATTATGTATTTTATTATTATTTTTTAAATATTGATTATCATCTAACAATTTTTTATTTTGATGGATTAATTGTTCTATTTGTAATATATTTTGTTTAATTATTTCATTTAATTCATTATTTTTATTATTTAAATTTTTATTTTCGATAAGAATTAAATTAAAATCAAAATTATCATATTTATTATCATTTACATTATCGACTCTATTATTATTTTTCTTACAATACTTAATATGTTTTTTTGTATTTTCATGAATTTTTTTATGGGATGGTCTTACAAAATTTATATTACAAATATCACACTTTAAATCTTCTTTTACTTTATTACATGGTATCTTTCTTTTTTTATGTTCAATTAATTTTGATTCGTATTTAAATTCTTTTTTACAATCTAAACAGGTAAATCCCATTATGTAAATTTTCTGAAATTAGTAAAATGGGATTTTACTATATAAGAAGTATATAATACTCTTAATATAAATTTAAATACAATTGAACTACCCATTTAAAATTTTCTAAATCACAAATCAAAAGAAAATAAGATAATAACTAATTTAAATAAAGAATTTAATATAAAAAAAAATAATTTTATAATAATTAAAATTTAACTTCATTTATATTTTTTTTAATATAAACAGCTTCATAATTTTTGTTAATTATTTCTTGAAGTTTATTAATAATATCATTATCAGTAATATCTAATTTATCATTACAGAATTCTTTAATAGTTAATACATTATTTATTAATCCTTTTATAGGATTTAATACTAATGCGCCCGGATAAACTCCTTGCATTTTTTCTTCTTCCTTTACTTCTTTTTTAATAGTATTAACAAATAAATTTTGTTTAATTGCTTTAGCAATAATTAAATTACGTACTTTACTTCCATTTGCTCGATAAAATGCATCAAATAAACTAGTATATGCTAATGTAGATACTTCACGTTTATCTTGAATGATATTATTTTTATATACTAGTTGGTGTAATCTAAATGCATCAATATAACAGTAATGAACCACATCAGTCATACCCTTAATATCATTTCTTTCATAAATTTTAAATAATTCTGGAATTGGCATATCATCTTTATTAGGTAAATTATTCATATCTAAATAAAATTTTAAAGATGATTTTTGTTCAGTTGGATTTAATTGCATCAAAATAACACGCAGATCAAAAGGAATATATCCTTCTAAATTTAAATTTCGAACATTTTTTTGAGGAACGTCTGCAGAAATTTTAACATGATCTTGTTGATATAAATATTTAAATATATTTTCTGGTTTTAAATCATAATTACTTAATTTTTTAATAGAAAGATCTTCACAAACATTTTGAATAATGTTATAATAACAACATTTATCATAAATATTAATCCAATCAAATTCTGATCCATTAAATTCCATAATATAATCAGGTTGTAATAATGTATTTAAATATCCGAATGCTCTTAATATTGTTTTTTCATTATCACAGATTATTGTAATATAATCTTCATGCGCATCAGCTTCTTTAGTAACTAATCCGATATTAAGAAAAGAATTTGGATTATTAATAAATTGATATGTAATACCAATATTAAATATTTCATCTTCTTTAACTTTACCACTTGGTAAAATTACTAAATCGGGACGGTCTGGATTAAATTTAGAAGAATATTGTTCAATATCATAACTCATAGAAATCATGCGATCTTTACGAAATGAATCAATATCAATTTTTAATTCTTCAATATTGTTATAATCATTATACTTAATTTCATTAAATGCACTAATATTTTCAATATCAATATTTAAAACATATTTTGATTTATAAGCAGAATTGCGATTAATAGTATAATCTTTTAATAAATTCCAATTACATAAATTAATTTCATGAGTTCTTGATACAACACGATGATAATTATTTAAATCATTATTAAAACTGATAATATCTAATTTATCTAATACTCTAATAAAACATGTTCTATGATATAATTTATTAAAATAAATTCGAATAAATTTACTATTATTTTCTTTAAAATACATAAATTCTTTTCCTTCAATAATAGAAATTGATTTAAAATCAACACTTCTACCTTTTAACATTTTAATAAGTCTTTCATTTTTAAACAATCCTTTTAATGTAGTTATATTTTCTTTATCTGATTTTGTTTCATTATATTTGATATCCACATAAGGAAATATATTATTAATAATAACCGTAGTTTTAGAACCACATTGTAAGATACCGTGCATAATAAGTTTATAATTTTCAAAAATTAAACTTTCTTTAATATCATTAGGTAAAAATAATAAATCATATTTTTTTAATACTCGATTATGAACTTTATTAAGTTCTTCTTTATTTAAATAATTATCTCGATATTGAATTATCTCTGCTAATTTTTTTTCATAATTAGCATAATTAATATAAAGTTTTTTACCATGAATGCCAGACATTGTTAATTACTAGTAATAGATTTTCTTTAATTATTATTTTAATTAATTAATATTCAATTTTATAATCATGTAAATAGTATATCTATAATTCACAAAAACTTTTAAATTACCCTTTATTATGTGTGATACTTCCTTAACAGAAGCAGATCAGCTCTCTTTAGTTAATGAATTAAATACATTAGATCCAAAAACAATTAAAAAATTTACATTTAATAATTATAAGACAATTATCAAAATTATTAAAGTTATAGATGGTGATACTGTAACTGGAATATTTAAATTTAAAGATTCTTTTTATAAATACAATTTTCGTATTAATGGAATAGATACAGCTGAAATACATTCTAAAAATGAAAATGAAAAAAATAAAGGATTAAATGCAAAAGATTATTTATATAATTTAATAATTAATAAAACATTATTGGCTAATTTTTTAGATTTTGATAAATATGGTAGAATATTAGTAAATCTATATTTAAATGATAAAGATTTAATTTCAGACCATTTAATTCAAGGAGGATATGCAAATAAATATGATGGAAAAACTAAGAAATTATGGATTTAAATTTTTAGATGGATTTAAAATTAATGTTATTTTACTTGCATTATTTTTTTGTGATAAATCATATTTACCTTTTAAATAACAATAATTATTATATTTTGAAAATCCATAACAATTATTATTATTCTCGCATTCTTTATAACACTGTTTCATATCTTTAGAATATATTAAAATTTTATCATTAAAATTATCAAGCAAATCAAACTTATTATAAAAATCAGTATCATAATAAATATCATATTTTGAAATAATACTCTCATCTGTTTGATTAGTAGAGTTAGTTTGATTTAGATATATAAATTTTTCACAATCTTTTAATGTAATTTCATTTTTCATAGTATTTGGTAACTCTGACTTATTATCAGATTCCTGTGATAAATTACATTCATTTTTTAAATTATGATATTTAATAATATAAGTTATAAAGGTAATTGTTGATGCAATCCCATATAATGATAAAAGAATAAGAATAATTTTGATTGATTGCAT